TTATTAGAGAAAACCATTAGCAGTCTGGTTACTTATTGGGATGGTGAGCCTCCGGCTGCATTCTACATACATGATGACTCAGGAGAAATTAATCAGAAACTCATGGGTGAGCTTGATCGCTTCCTTATGAGGCACTGGCAAATAATGGCTGATTGGACATTCACAAACAGAGAAGGTCAGCCACAGGCAATTGATAAGACTTATCAGCTTGTCCAGACTAAATACATTTTCCACTGCGAGGATGACTGGGAGTTTTATAATACTGGGTTTATAGGTGATTCTCGCTCTGTGCTAGAGGCTGAGCCTAAGTGTGCCTGTGTATGGATTAGGCATCCGAATGACCGCAATGGACACAATGTGCTTCCAGGTGTTAAATTGACAAAGCAGGGAGTTAGATACCAGCAGTTGGCACATCGGTTCAAAGGTGATTGGCATGGCATGACTTGGTCTCCTGGTCTTCGGAGATTATCAGACTACATTGCAATGGGCAAGTTTAGTGACATGTGTGAGTGGAGAAGTAATGACCACATCATATCAGAGAAGCAATACAATAAGAAGTACTACGAAGCTGGATATGTAGGCATGTGCCTATGCCGAGGATTTGTTAAGCATATAGGGCATTTACATTCAATTAAGAAAAGACCAATCTGAGAGCAGCACTTTACTTCAGCATGGATGATCCGGATGACATCCAGGCGCACCTGAGATGCACCAAGGCAACTAACATGGCTTTGGCATTATACCAGCTCAGGAGTGTAATTCACAAGGCCATTGATGAGTCGGAAGATGGAAAGCATGTAGATGGCGATTATCTATCAGACAAAGTGGAGGCAGTTTTTGAAGAGTATGGAATTAACTTAGGAGAGCTAATATCATGACACAGCTTGAGCAACTCAAAGTCATTGTAGAGAAAGAGATCAAGGTAAAAAAATGGATGGCTGAGCAGGAGGCCAACACTCCTATGACTAATCAGTATTGGCAAGGAGGAATCTCAGCTCTCAACTATGTTAAGCATGTAATTGACAGATTAATAAATGAAGAAGATGTATAAAGAAACAGTGGTACAATGGATGCTGGATAAAATCATTGAGCATAATGGCATCCTACCGATGAATGACATTAGAACAGCAATGGGAATGCACAATGAGGAGATGTCCCGTGCCTACACAGAAGGATTTAAACGGTGCAAATACATTGAGGAGTTAAGTGAAGGAAAGTTATTCTTCCCAGGCGAAGAAACTCCAGATGACTTTCAGACTTACTATGACAAAACTTATGGAGAATAAGCAAACAGCAGTTGAGTGGCTCGTCGAGCAAATTGAATCTAATAAGATTGAAATAGTCTATTCTGATGAGATTCATTCAGTAAGGTGTTTGCCTTCAATAGTTGCCCAAGCCAAAGAAATGGAACGAGACCAAATCATTGATGCTCACGATGCCGCTTACATTGCCATGAACCTTGCCTTCCGAGGCTTTGACAGGAGCTTAGAGTATTATGAGGCCACTTATGGGAGCTGATATACCAAATGGTATAATACCGAATGGTATTAATTGCTGATAACATTTGGCGGCTTTGCGAAGTGCCGCATAAAGTAGAATTAATGTTTAATCACTGCACTCATATCGGCATTGCGCTAAACCGATGTTGTGCGAAGTTTTTTAAATTATGAAAGAGATTTGGAAGCCTTTGAGAAAATTTGAAGAGTATTTATTTATTAGCAATTTAGGTAATGTTAAGTCGCTTAGTAGATATGTATCCAACGGGAAAGGAGAAAGAATTATTCCTGAAAGAATAATACCGCCAAGAGTTTCTAATGATAAATATAAATATGCTATTATACAATTTAAAATCGAAAATAAACACCACCACATAATGATTGCACGAGCTGTTTATGAAACATTTAACAATATTGATTTAGATAATAAAAAAGTAGTTGTTCATAAAGATGGAAATAGATTAAACAACAAACTTGAAAATATAAAAATAATAACAAGACGAACAATAAAGCAGATTAAAGCGAATAAAACTGGTGCGGTTGGTGTTACCAAACATAAAGAATATTATACAGCATCAATATGTTTTGAGGGCAAACGCCTTAGTTTGCACACATCAACAATAAAAGAAGAATGTCACAAAATTTATCAACTCGCAAAAGCAATGATTGATGAATATGATAAATTGAAGTCAGGGATATTATCAAATTCAAGACTAAATAATAAATTAATTGAAAAGGAAATAGACTTGCTTCTGTAAATTTTGCATAACTATCCTATTGCCGCAATATTGCGTGATATATGGCGCACAACACAACGGCAAACCAGAACAATTGCCGTAGAATTAATATAGTCAGGTGGTATATTGGTTACCATACAAACTCGGAGGGGGAATTTACTCCAAGTCCCTGAATACAGGTTCGATTCCTGTCCTGACTACTAAAACACCTCGTTGCCATTAACGATGTGTCGCAAAAGTTGGCTATAATTGCGACTGATACGATTTGATTCAATTTGATACGCTGATGAATCCAATAGAAGAATTAATTGACTTCATGATTGTCAATGAAGGCAAGATTGACCTGAATGATGTGCTGATTAAGGCTGAGCTAATCAATATGCGCTCAAAGCCTAGGCATGCTGGCTGGTACTTTAACGGGCAGATGGTTCAGTCACTTGATCAGCTCAAAGGCAATTCAATATCAATGAGCAACAAACCAAAGCAACTGTTCTACTATCCATGAGCAACATCATTGATTACTTCTCAGAACCACACTATCAGCAGACACTCCAGAAGCACCGTGAGGACATGATTAATAAAGCTGAAGCTGTCAATCATCCAGAGCATTACGGTGGCTCAGAAAGCACCTATGAGGCTATCAAGGTTATTGATGCTTGGGAGCTAGGCTTCTGCCTTGGCAATGTAGTAAAGTACATTAGCAGGGCAGGCAAGAAAGGCAGCAAGCTGGAGGACTTGAAGAAAGCCCAGTGGTATCTTAATCGGGAGATTGAGAAATTATCCTAAACCATTATACCAATTGGTATAATACCAAAAGGTATTAAGGCCTTACAAACCCCTGCTGGATTAGTCCTGCATTATCGCAATTGAAGCAAAGGCCTTCACCTCTGAGGTTTAGCTGCCTAGCCCAGATAGCCAGCGACTGCTGATAGCCATCTAAGAAGGTAGCCATTGCCCTTTCGGTGAACTCACGATTGCCCTGAGCGAAGTAGTTAGCCCTCGGTGATGCTACCTTCTGCCAAAGGATTTGATAGCAGAGCAGGTTTGCCCAGGCATCAATCAGAAACTCCTGCTGTTGGCAGATGAAGCTATCAAGTGAGCATAGCAACTGAGCATCTATGTAAACTCCTGATTGGCTATTGTCTTGAGTCCAGCTATCCCCAAAGCCATAACCTAGCGGAGCAGTAACTGGGAAGATGCTCCAGCCATTCCGCCAGAGATAAGTGAATCTGGTAGCACATTCCAAGTCCATCTGATTCCATCCCCAATCAATAAAGAAGCCCGAAGTAGTAGGTACATTGGTGCAATCAATTGCCACCATCATATTGATTTTGTCAAAGTCAGAGTAGAACTCATTATTTACCGGAATGTAATTCATGCCGGAAATCAAGTCGGCAGTGCCACTATCCAGCAACTTACCATCCTGAGTCTGATAAATATACCAAGGCACTCCGGCAACAGGCGCACCGGCATTGTAAACATATATCTGCTTAACTCTCAAGGCCAGATACTTACTCCCCTGAACACTTACAAATGCACCCTTTAGGATTGCCTCTGCTGGCACAGTTGTAATCTGTTGCCACTGCTGGACAAACTGCTTGTTAGACTGGAATAGCACCTGATCCAGCTGAGCCTCTGCTGATGTGAATAAGGCAGCCTGAATGTCTCTCTTGATCCTGATGTAGCTCACAGACTGAGCAGAGTTCCACATGCCCACATAACTAGCCTGCTCTGGTGTGGCAATCTTATCGAGCAGTTCCGAACTCATGCCCGGATAATCATTGATGTATATGCCAGACAATGGCTCACCAGCAGTGCAGCCTTTAAGTCCGATGTAGTTCTGGAGGCAATTCATAATCACAAAAGTAACTAATTATCAGCACTGCCGATATTGGGTGCAGTGATGCGAAATATCTTATTTGTCAAGGCTACCCAGGCACTCAATACCTGCCCTAAAATAAACATCAGCACGGAATCTGATGGATTTACTTTCTCAATCTTATACAGCCAACCTACACCTAGTAGCAAGCCTACCATCACCACAGATGTGCAAGTGTAGGCATAGACTTGCATGCGCTTGCTGAATAGGGCATGATGGCTCACAGCCCTGGAAACAGTCCTTTCAGCAGTCCTCCCACGAACTTGCCCCTCCTCTCTGCTCTGTCCTGCTTCTGTGTCTTGTTGTTCTGGCATGAGTCAAGGTAGATAACTGTCTTAGCCAGTGCCTCTGTCTCAACTTTAAGACTATCAATTCTGCCCTCTGTTCTGGCACTCTTCCAATATGCTGCTGCCGTCCATTCCTCATTGTCTTTAATGAGCTTGTCCAGCTTCTGGTGAGCATTGCGAGCAATATAGATGTCTCCTGCTATGTATAATAGAAATGCCAGCAGTGTCACAAATGTGTCTCTTGAGATTTTCATTTAAATATGGATTTGATTTGCTGAATTTTTTTGGCATAAAGAGTCATAGAGACAAGATCACCATTATCATTATAAAACATCACTTGTTGCATGTTTTCCTTATGGATGTCAAGAACCATCCGGTAGAGTCTGTATAATAGAATAATTGACCAACCGTGATGGTACAGCCACTCCTCAACCGGATTGTAAAAATGAGGCTCTGGATTTGACAACTTAGTAATTATGATAGCTCCATAGGCAGG